CGCCTGCCGTGCATTCAATCCATATTTGTTCATGCTTTTTTCTCCTTTCAAAAAAATTTAATCCGGCGGGGATGCTGCGCCGGAGTGCCGAGGTATTATATATATATTAGTACCCGTATCACACTACCTGATTTAGGAATCAGCCCCCCGGGGTCGGCGGCACCCCCCATACCCCCAGTACCCGGAGTGGGGCAGGGCGGCGCGCGCGATTAGAGGGAGCACAGCAGTATCTATATCTATATATATGAGAGGACAGCGCGCAATAGTTGCCAGCGTTTGGCGCGAGCGTGCAGCATGCGCAGGCCCGAGCGCGTACAGCGCGCCGAACCCCTCAACCAGGCCGGCACAGCGCACAGCACGCACAGCGCACAGGCACACGCGCAAGCAGTACAGTACAACAGTACATATAATAGGAAGGAACACGCTGCACCCGGTGGGGGATAGAAAACGCAAGAGCGCCGAGCCATCAATCGTTTAGGCGCAACATCCCTTATCGACCAGCAGAGTGAGCAAGCATTATAATGTAGCGATCATGCAACCAGCGGCGAGACCGGCGACCGTGCAGAATACGGCAGATGCATGCAGAGCGTATCAGGGCAGCAGAGTATCAGGAGGCACGCGGAGGACAGCCGCGAGGCGGCGGATGCGATCCGCAGGGGGCAAGGCCTCGCCGCGCTCCCACCGGCGTGGGACAGCGCGCTGTGCTGTACCGTGGTATCCGCAGGCGCGGCCGATATCGCCATATGAGAGCCGCAGAGCCGTGCGACGCTCGTAGATCAATCGAGGGACTGAGAGCACCGGCGCACCTCCTATATAGTATGAGAGTATGAGAGTATATAAAGGGGGATGATCGCCCCCTGAATCCCCCTTGGGCATCATCCCACGCTAAAATTATATCTATTATAAAGTCCGTTTTCGTCCGCACTTTTGCAAAAGCCTTGACAAAATCAAAAAAATGTTGTAGAAGGGGTTGACAGTAGGTACACACCTATGTTATAATACATCATGTCGAAGGGAAAAAACCAACGACAGTATTAAAATGACGGACAAGCAAGCATTGCGGGAAAAGGAGGGTTGAGAACATCGGACGCAAAGAAACGCCGCAAAAACGCTACGACCGCACGCACACGACGCGCGTCGCGCTGAAGCTCAATAACAAGACGGATGCCGACATACTCGAGTATCTGGCGGACAAGCCCAAACAAACCGAAATCAAACGTTGCCTGCGAATGGCAATCGAACAAAAGGAGGAGCAAAAAAAATGAAAGAAATTAGTCTGAACAATGGCAATAGCTACATCACGGCGCGCGAAGCGCTGGAGACCATCTCACGCGAGGATTGCCCGATCACCTGGGACGCCATTATTAACATGATGGATGACGACACGCGCGAAGCTGTCGCCGCCGAATTGGCTCCCTGCTCCGAGCTGGAGTTTTTGGCTCGGTACCTGGAGATCGCCCCGGCTGATCTGATAATCGGCTGATGGGTATTGTAACAAAAATGCCCTGCATCGTGCGTCAACACTTTGCAGAGCGCGCCGCCCAAGAACTCACTACAGAACCCGGGAGCAACTGCATTATATCACATTGCAGGCGCTCCCGTCAAACGAAAGGAGCGCATTTTTAATGAATAACCTTTTTGCTTCTGTTGAATCCCTTCCCGCCGCCCATATCGTCACCCGCGAAGACTGGGCCGCCGCTGGAACGCTCGAAAAGGCCATGCAGCCCGGCGATTACGTCGCCGCCGAGATCGTTGACGAGCTCCGCGACTGCCTGCCGCCCATGACCGATCGCCGCGACCTTTTCCAGGCCGGCGAACCGTACGACTACCGAGAAGAGCCAGAAACCGGCAAATATCGCGCGACATATACCACCTTTGCCCGCGACGAAATCGGCTGGTACTATTGCGGCCACTGCTTCATTGGTCAGTGTGAGGAGGTGAACACACATGCGTAAACTCTTCTGCGCGCTTCGCGCCGTCCTCTGCGTGTATCTCGCCCTGTCCCTCGCTGCCTGCCCCCATCTATGTTTCGATTCTCACCTCCGCGTGGGAGGTGTCCTCCGTCGATTACGCCGCCGGCACCATGCAGGTGTTTCGATTCTCACCTCCGCGTGGGAGGTGTCGCGGATGACGCTGGACGAGTTCGGGCGGCTATTTGTTTCGATTCTCACCTCCGCGTGGGAGGTGTCGCGAGCTGCTCCACATCGATCCGCTTGATCTGATCTGAGCAAAACGCGGCGCATTCCGCGGGAGGAGGCAAAAAACATGGAATGCATCTATCTCTCAAAATATGGGAAAATCATCAAGAAATGCCCCGGTCTCCATGAGTACTGGTGGCACGGTAAACTGATTGCAAGAGGTTCGTCCCTCTCCAGCGCAAACCCGGAAGAAAAGCCATCGAAAGAGGACTGGGCATACTGCGTAACGCTGCGCAAGGAAGATGACTGATCGATCCCCGCCCCGGAGGTCACGAGGGCAAAGGCTGCGGGCGGGCAACCGCCCGCCTTGAACGACAAAAAAGGAGGAAACCAACATGAAATTTTGTTACAGCGAAAAGCACTTTACCCGCGAGCAGCTGCGCGAAATGGCCGAGAAGTATATCAAAGAGTATGCGCACCTCAATCTCAAGCTGCGGTATGGCCCGCACTACGAGGAGAATCCCGGCTATTACTACTGGGATTGCCACAATAAGTATTTTTACGGCTACCTCTCGTTCGGCCGGAACGGCGAAGTGGACTGGGTAGTTACCCACGCCGCGAACGGCGACGTGATCGCGCCGTCGACGTGCGATTAAAAATCGCAACAAAAAGGAGGACACCCATGAACACATTTTCCGTTGGCACTCGCTACCCCGAATTTGCGTCCGGCGCGGATATCATCCGCTGCGCCGTCGATGCATCCGGCATTACGCTGTTCGTCTCACTCGCTGGCATCTCCGCCAGCGAGGAGGCGCAATTTCAGCAGGACGCGCCGTTTGAGGTGCGTTACTGCGTCGTGCGCGGCGTTTTTTTCTGGCTCGTAAAATTTGGCTCGATGGAATGGATGGACGCGCCTTATAACCCCGCCCTTGGCGAGCCCGTCGAGCTGGCTTTGGTTGATGATGGCGCAGGCTACGCCCTGACTATCCTGCTGTTTGATAGCCGGACTGGCGAGCTGCGCAATATCCGTCTGATCGGCCTTGGTACCGATTTTTCCCGCGCTGTTCGGCGCGAAATTCAGGGGCTGCTTGCGAATCCGCTGCTTGCCCCCATCTATGACAGCGCGCTCGCGTCCGTTATGGCGGCCTATCCTACGCGCGATTTGGTGCGCATGGCGCGCCAGCGCTACAAAATATAGTGCGCCGATAATATCTACGTTCTGTTCGTCTCCCAACCCGCTTGCATTTGCAAGCGGCTTTTTTCATACAAAAAACGCCCCTTTCGGAGCGTTTTTTGCTACTTGTGCACATTACTTTAATCCGCATAGCTTCCGCTATGACATTCCACACCTGTATTATAGCACGCTTCTCCAAATAATGCAAACGTTTTTTATCTCTCAAACGTTATGCACGCATCTTCCAACATTTCGGGTATTTCAAATGCTTCCGGCTCAATGTTCGTTTTGTAATACTCTGATCCACCGAGGATGATACATTTTGGAGATACTCGCATCTGTATCAGATGGTCAGCCCATTCGAGTTGCAAGTCTTCAGCGCGCACGCCGTAAATTTGTAATTTCGTCTCCTTGATGCGCGTGCAAACTATGTCTTCGTCTGCTTGCTGTTTGGCAATCATTATGCTGTGCCTTTTGCGTCCGCATGGATCCGCGTAAAAGTTGCCGATCAGCTTATTGTATTTGACAGGGCCGTCCAGCTCAAAATGATACTTTGCAAAACATACCTGCTCTGTATTTTCCGCGTAATTCCCGTCGTCGTCCTCAACGTAAAAAAACGATATAATATCATATCCGTTTGGGGTTGCCATCAGGTATTCTTCTTCGCCGGGCAGCTGGTATACTGTATTTTGCGCGTATGCCGGTATGCTGTATACGTCAAACGTGCTTGTCGTGTACCGTATATAGAGCACACAAACCACCACAATAATCACTGCTACGCCGCAAATTATACCGGCAAGCGTTTTCACTGCTTTCTTCATTTCTCCCCCGCCCCTTCTGTTCTTCGCGGCGCAAGCGCCGCTCTTATCCTCTCAGGCGTAGTTCTAATCTTGCCGCTGCGTCTGATAATCTTCCGCGCCACCAGCCGACGGCCGGGTTGAGGAAATCTATCACAACAAACAGCATAATTACCGCCAGTAACGCATATGCTATAACACAGAGCAAAACATTTTTCACGTGCAGCTTTTTTTCGCGGTTCGCGTTCCGCTCGCGTGTTTCCGCCAAGGCGGCGCGATACTCTCCGATCGTGTTTTGCAGGAGGCTGATCGTCTCCCGGTGCGCTGAATCCGTCCGCGCGTCCTGTGCCTGCAACGCGTTCAGCGTCGACGTGAAAGCAAGGTTATCCACGTGCGAACGTGTATCTACACGCAGGGGTATTTCCACAAATTCATCGAGCGAAATCCCGATTTTTTTGAAAATCGCGCAGATAATCAAAAAATTCGAGCAGGAAATTTTACCCGCAAAAATGTTTTTAATCATGTCTGCGTTGCACCCCGCGTAAGACGCTAAATCGTCATACGTGGCCTTGCTTTTTTCCTTTGCCTCCTTGAGCGTGTCGGTGAGTTTTTTACTCGCATCGGATACGTTCACGTGTAAACATCTTCTTCCGATTGTTTATTTTTACCCGATGGGGCAGATTTGCCCCCTTGCGGGTAAATCGCTTTTGATGTACGTTCGAGCCAGAAAAAAACGAAGGAGGCCACACCAATGCCCAGACACAACCGCCGCCCGCAGCGCAGCAAGCGCACCCACTACTGGCAAAAGCACCATCTCAAGCGCCTCGAAGAGCCTAAGCCCGAACCGCAGGAACCACAGGAAATTTTGATTTCTGTGGCAATTATGCCGCAAAACGGTAAAAAAGACTATTACATTTCGCGATATCGTGCGTTATAATCAAATGCGAACACGCATCGTCTTTTGTCGTTTATTATTATAAACAAATGCCCTGCATTGTGCAAGACATTCGACAGGATTCGCTAAAGAAAATTTTTGAAAGGAGCGCTGACCGCATGACCATACATGAAAAAATTGATCTTCTCACTGATTCCCAGGTTCTTTCCCTTCTTGCGTGGATAGAAACGCATCTATCACAGCCTCAACCCGCGCCAGATCAGCCGGAGAAAGCCTGTCCACCAACTGGTGAATCCGTTCCTTCGCCTGCTGTTCAGGGGTAGTGGAAGGGGTTTCATCCTCTTCCCAACCCATCAGAACCGCCGCGCTCGTTCCAAGCGCTTCCGCGATGCTCTGTAATCTATCAATCGGAATTTTATCTGTCTGTCCTACAATATATCGCTGTAGGGCAGATTTCGGAATTCCAGTACGCTTTGCCAGTTCCGCATATGACATTTCAGATTCCATGAAGTATTTATTAAGTTTTTTGGCGATTTCATTCACACAAATCAACTCCTTAACCTGATTATAACTCATTCGTCCCATTATTACAACATCAAAATCAAAAAAATAATGAAAAACATCTCGAAAATGGGTTGACAATCATTTCTGCATGTGGTAATATCAAGTCGTCCCATAAATGGGATATTAAAAGGAGGTGACAAAAAACGAATTGCGCAAAATTGCGTGGCAAACTCGCTGAACTCGGAATGTCACAGCGCGAGCTTGCACATGCCATGTCTATTTCAACTAACGCACTTAACCGTAAGATCAACGGTGCGTCCGCATTCACTGTCGATGAAGCGCTCAAAATCTGTAACATCCTTTCCATCACCGACAACCATGAAAAGTGCAATATTTTTTTAAACTGATCGTCCCACTTTTAGGATGCAGAATTTACCCCACAAGAAAGGAGCCACGCACAATGACCAACTTCGTCTCCCTCAAAATCGGCGAACGCAAAATCTGCTTCCTGCGCACGCCGTTCGGATGGATTTCTTTCAATGCTTCCCACCTGTCCGGCGGAAAGTTCGGCCTCATCGGCTCGATGCATCCCCTCGCCAGCCTGTCCCCCTCGCTTTCGTCCGCCATTTCCTATGAGCTTTCCCTCGCGGAGGAGGTGAACGAACTGTGAAATCGCAGCCTCTCACCCTCAAAGAGCTTGAATCATGGCCGCACGCCACCGTCACCCCGCAGCAGGCCTCCGGCGTTCTCGGCATCGCGCCCTATACCCTCAATATCATGGCGCGCAAAGGCCATATCCGGTTCGGCTCCAACCCCTGCGAAATCTATTTCTTCTTTTCCGGTAATCGTCTCCGCATCCAGAAGGCCAGCCTGCTCGCCTGGTGCCGCGCTGAATCTCCCATCGCAGAGGCCCCCGAAAATGGCGCTTAAAGGCACTCCCGCGCAGGTTGCGCGAATGCTGGAAGTGCTGACGCACTGGACGATGGACGGCGTGAAAGCCGTGTATGGAGGACGATATGAGCAAGCTGAAGCTCTACACCCTGCGAGCTCTGCTCGCGCTGGAAGCCGCCGCTGCCGTGGTTTTCACGCCGACGCAGAGGGCTATAAGGTTGATCCCGTTACTCGCCGCCGCGTGGCTGGCCGTTGAGGCCGTCAACGCCATTAAATCCCACAGAAAGGAGGAAACCGCATGAATGATTATGGCTCCGGCGACACCTTGCGCTATCTGCCCGCAATCACTCTTGCAAGTGCTGATCACACGCGCTTCACGCGCGAAATGCACCGGCAGGGCTATTCCAGCGAGCGTGTGTTCGCCCGCGTGCTCATCCTCGAGGCGCTCGCCGAACGTGCAAAAAAACAGGCTGCCATGCGCGAACACAGCAGCCAGTTTCAGGGAAAGTTGATTGATTGCGCTCATCAGTAGGGCGATTTCAATCGTGCTTCAATCCACATGCTCCGAGCGAGCATGGCAACAACTGACACGTGCATTATAGCACAGAAAGGAACCACCATGCAAGCCATTTATGAATCCGACTACGAAGACCTTCTCACCACTCCCGCAGGCGATACCTGGACCTGCTCCAACGATCAGCAGGCCGAATGGGCCGTCAAGCGTATGCGCTTTGCCGCCCGCAAGCGCGACAGGCTGCTCGCCGGTATCCGCGAGGAAATCGAAACCATGCAACGCCGCGCCGAGCAGATCGAACAGGACTACGAGGAAGACACCGCCTTCTTTCGCGGCCAGCTCATGGCCTATATGGCCACGGTAGACGTCGAGGAAACCAAGACCCAGCAGAAGTATGAGCTGCCTTCCGGAACCATCCTGCGCCGCAAGGCGCGCGCCCCGGAGTTCACCCGCGACGAAACCGCCCTGCTCGATTGGGCAAAGGCTTCCGGCAATGCCGCATTCGTCCGCGTCAAGGAAACGCCCAACTGGTCGGAAATCAAGTCCGCCGCCGTCGTCAACGATGGTCAGCTCGTCACTAAAAACACCGGCGAAGTCATTCCCGGCGTTACCGTCACCCAGCGTGAACCCGAATTCATCATCGATACCAGCCGCGTTGAACCGGCTCTGAAGGAGGTATGATGTATGGCAATCCCGGTTCTCATCCTCGGCGAATCCGGCACCGGCAAAACCACCAGCCTGCGCAACTGCTCGCCTGATGCTTTCGGTATTATCAACGTCAGCAAGAAGCCCCTGCCCTTCCGCAGCAGCTTTAAAACCTTCAATACCGATGATTACGCGCAGATCATCGGCGCGCTCAAGCTGGCGAAGGTTCCTTCCATGGTTATTGATGACAGCCAGTATCTCATGGTCAATTCCTTCATGCGCCGCTCCTGCGAAAAGGGCTATGACAAGTATACCGATATTGCCAATAAGCATTGGGGCCTGATTGATTTCGTTATCAACTCCATGCCCGAAAACAAAATCGTCTACTTCATGTCCCACATCGACCGCGATCAGCAAGGCAACGAAAAGGCGAAAACCGTCGGCCGCATGATCGACCAGTATATCACCCTCGAGGGGCTCTTCACCATCGTTTTCAAAACCCATGTGCAGGATGGGCGCTATACCTTCTTTACGCACAACTCCGGCTTCGATACCGTCAAAACCCCGCTCGGCATGTTCGCCTCCGACGAGATCGATAACGACCTCGCCGTCGTCGATAAAACCATCCGCGAATACTACAATCTCACCGATAATAAGGAGGTAACCCCCAATGCTGAAACCCGCTGACTGGAATACCACACAGGCCAACGACGGCTCTTTCGAGCGCGTCACTCCCGGCGGCCATATCTGTCTTATCAAGGGCGCGAAGCTCGATCACACCAAATCCGGCAAGGAACTCTTCGTCCTTTATCTCGAAGTCGCCGAAGGCTCTCAGCTCGACGGAATCTTCCAGCGCGATTGGAAACGTAAGCGCAGCCAGAACGCCTCCGCTGAATGGCCCGTCTCCGGACAGTATCGCCAGCTCACGCAGGACAACAGCGGCGGCACGAACCCCTATTTCAAGGGCTTGATTAAAGCCATTGAAGACAGCAACGGCTTTACCTGGAACTTCGACGAGAACACCCTGCGCGGCAAGAAAATCGGCATCATCTTCCGCGAAGAAGAGTTCATGGCCAACGATGGAAACATCAAAACCTCCGTCAAGCCCGCGTGGGCCCGCAGCGTCGCCACCATCCAGCATGGCGTAGATGTTCCTGAAATCAAGCGCCTGCAGACTTCTTCCCCCAGTATGGCCGCCGCAGGCTTCACCCCCGCCAACGAAGAAGAGCTGCCGTTCTAAAGTGTGTCGCGGGCGGGCAACCGCCCGCAAGGGAGGTCATCAATGCCACGGTCTTTCGTAAAAATCTATCTTGATTTTGATGAGCGGACGGAAGAACTCAATGAGATTGAAAAAGGCAGGCTCCTCTTAGCGCTGGTCCGATACGCCCGTACAGGGGAGAAGCCCGACCTCAAGGGAAATGAGCGGTTCTGTTTCAGCAACTTCAAAAGCACCATAGATCATGATGTGCAAGTCTACAACTCCAAACTGTCCAACGGTAATAAAGGTGGTAGACCGGCACAAGAAAAACCGGAAACCGAATCTAACCTAACAAAACCGAATCAAACCGAATCAAACCGAATCAAACCGAATGAAACCGAACATAACCTAAACGCTAAGAAAGAAGATATAAGACAGAAGAAAGAAGATAAAGACGAAGATAAAGATAAAGAGCTAACGAGCGGCGCTCCCGCGCCTCGTGCGCGCCGGAAGCCCACGCTGGATGCTCTTTCCTCCCTCGCGCCGGAGGTGCAGGAGGCCTTCAGGGATTTTGTAGCCGCTCGCGTCAAGATGCGCAAGCCTATGACCGATAAGGCCATCGCGCTCGCCATCGGCAAGCTGCTTTCCGTTGCTGGGGATGATCCCGCCCAGCAGGTTGCTACAATCAACCGAACCGTCGAGCACGGCTGGCAGACCTTTTATCCTGATGACCGGCGACAGACTTCGCAGCAAACACGCGCCGCGCCTGACACTAATAACATTTTTCTGAAAATGCTTGTAGAGGAGGGACAGCATGAACAGACAGGACACGCTTAAAATCCTTGCAATTCTCAAAGCGGCCTACCCGCAGCATTATCGCGGCATGACGGCCGGAGACGCAGAAGCGATAGTCAACCTCTGGGCCGGTATGTTTGACCGCGAACCGTATGCGGAAGTCGAGCAAGCCGTCAAAGCGCATATCGCAACCGACACCAAAGGCTTCTGCCCCGTCGTTGGCGCGATCAAGGAGCAAATCTCCCGCATGCATCGCAAAGACGGCGCGCTTACAGAGCATGAAGCATGGGAACTCGTCCGTAACGCCCTGAAAAACGGCTATTACGACTCGCAGGAAGAATACGCAAAACTGCCCTCTGCCGTTCAAAAAATCCTCGGTGGTCCCTCGCAGCTGCGCGATTGGTCCATGCTCTCCGACGATCAGGTAAACACTGTTATTGCCTCGAACTTCATGCGCTCCTATCGCGCCCGCGCTGAATATGAGCGCGACGTTGAAAAGCTGCCGGAAGCAATCAGGCAGAATTTTCTCCCGCAGGTTGCACAGCACATGGAACTTGACGCGCCGCAGGAGGCGCTTCCCGGAGGTGAACCCGCATGGGCATGATGTCCCGCCGCAAGGGCGCGTCAGGCGAACGCGAGTTCGCCGCCCTCTGCCGCCAGCAGGGATACGATAAAGCCGCGCGCACTGCGCAGCATTGCGGCAAGAACGGTGGTCAGCCGGACGTTGTAGGCCTTCCCGGCATTCACATCGAGGTCAAGCGCACCGAGCATTTTCACCTCTACGACGCGCTGGCGCAGGCGCAGCGCGACCGAAAACCCGACCGAATCCCTATCGTCGCCCATCGCCGCAACGATTGCCCCTGGGTAATCTGCATGGACGCAAATGATTTTTTCACCCTCTATCGCGAATGGGAGGCAGGCCGCAATGAACACACCGTATGACCGCGCGCCGCGCTACGGCGTATACATCGTGTCTCCGTGCAAGGATTGCACCGACCGTTACCCGCCTGCCATTCCGATTGTGCCGCCTATGGCTTATGGAAAATCCGTTATGCGGAGGGCAAGGCTGCGCTTGCGGCCCAGCTCGACGCAAACGTGCAGGCAAAGTTCAGCCTGCGTCGGCACGGAATTGCAGTAAGGAGCGATCAGGTATGAATGAACAGGAATGGCGCGAGCGCAACTGTCAGCGCATGCGCGAGTACCACCAGCGGAACAAAGAGGCCATTGGCGCCCGCCACAGGGCCTATTACGCGGAGCATCGAGAAGAAATCCTTGCCCAGCAGCGCGAGAAGCGCAACGCGGACAAGCTCGCGCGCGGCGAGACCATCCGCGTGAAGCTCACGCCGGAGGAACTCTACCGGCGTAAGCTAGAACGAAACAGGCGCTGGCGTGAAAAGCGCAGGGCGGCAGCTGGCGTAAAGCCTAGCGAGCGCAAGCCCGTAAAGGCCCAGAAGCCGGAGCAGTCGCTCGCAGAGCCGAAGCCGACGAAGGACGAGGCCCGTTACCGGCTGATTCAGGCGATGGTCACGGCCCGCCAGAAGCACAAGGACGATCCCAGGTGCCCCATCTGCGGGGCCAGGCAGTGCAACTGCGCGCTGGTGCGCGTCTGCGCCACATGCGGTAGCAGAATCGCAAAGTGAAAGGAGCAAAAACTATGACGCAAGAAGAACTGCAAACCATCCTCGAAAAACATAAAAAATGGCTGAATGATGTACCGGGCGGCGAACGCGCGAATCTCGAAGGCGCGAATCTCAAAGGCGCGATTCTCGAACGCGCGATTCTCAGAGGCGCGAATCTCAGAGTCGCGAATCTCAGAGGCGCGTATCTCGAAGGCGCGAATCTCAGAGGCGCGAATCTCAAAGGCGCGTATCTCGAAGGCGCGAATCTCAGAGGCGCGAATCTCGATTACTCCTGCTGGCCGCTGTGGTGTGGCTCGCTGCGCGACGTGCAGATCGATAAGCGCATTTTTGCCCAGCTTGCCTATCACATCTGCCGCGTGATTGTGGACGATGATGAGTGCAAGGCGGCGCAGAGGGCGCTTTACCCGATCGCCAACCAGTTCCATCGCGCAGACGAATGCGGCAGGCTGCCGCTGGAAGGGAGCGAGAGCCATGACGATTAACGAATATTAGCGGATGGCACAGCGGACGGCAAACACGAAAGCGCCCAGCTCGAAGATTGAGAACGGCATTTTAGGTTTATGCGGAGAGACGGGCGAAATCGCCGACGTATACAAAAAATATCTGTATCAGGGGCACGAACTTGATCGCGAGCACATGGCCGAGGAACTGGGCGATGTGTGATGGTACATCGCGGAACTTGCTACTGGACTTGGCGTAACGCTGGAAGAAGTCATGGGGCGAAACATCGAAAAGCTGCGCAAGCGCTACCCGAACGGGTTTGATGCGGAGCGCAGTGTGCATAGGGAGGAAAGCTGATGCAGACGTTAATGATTGAGCGCATGGAGCCGGGCAACCCGGAGAGCCTGTACCGGGCGGTGATCGGGGACGAGGTACACGAGGGGCTGACGTATCAGGAGGCAATCGAGATGATGATTCGAGCGGACGAGGGGAGGGGCAAAAATGCTTAATGCAAGCATGCTATCGAGCAAAACTTGCGAATGGGCTACGCCGCAAGATCTTTTTGATAAATTAAACGCCCAATACTTTTTTGAGCTTGATGTGTGTGCCACGCCGGAAAACGCCAAATGCGCACGCTACTACACGCGAGAGCAAGACGGGCTACAGCAAAAATGGGAAGGCCGCTGCTGGATGAATCCTCCGTATGGCCGCAAAATCGGGCAATGGGTGAAAAAGGCATATGAATCATCGCTGCAAGGGGCGACGGTGGTTTGCTTACTCCCGGCGCGGACGGATACGGCATGGTGGCATGATTTTTGTATAGCGCATGCGGCAAAGATTACATTTCTGCGCGGGCGGCTAAAATTCGGCGACGCAAAACATAGCGCGCCGTTTCCGAGCGCGGTAGTGCTATTTGAGGGAGGTGAGAGCGGATGAGGCGTGATGAGATCGTAAAGGCGCTGAGATGCTTTGCAAGCGAAGATTATTGTCCGTTTGACGAATGCAACGAAAAATGCCCATATTGGATGGAAATTGACAAATATGATATAGATAACCCAAACGCTGAAATATCCGACGTACACCAGCTGTGCCGCGCTGCCGCCGACCTGCTTGAGCAGGATGTGCCCCCTACCGACATGGTGCCGAAGGACTTCCACGAACGCTGCATGGAGATGGAGATCGGGCGGCGCATGCTGCTTGAGCTAAACGCGCCCAAGTGGATCAGCGTTAAGGAAAGGATGCCGGAATCAGGTGAAAAAGTTATCGCCCGGCTGCAGTCAAAGACATTCCAAAGATACAGGCCCATTACAATGCTGGCTCATATTGGGGCGCACGAAAAAACAACGGATGATTCCGATTGGCGAGACTGCGAGTGCGACACTGAATACGATGAAAAAAATGATTGTTATTGGATTGCAGAATGCTGGTATGAAGTGAACGTCGTTGATGATAACCCGAATTGGATTATCGACAGCGATTACAATGTTACCCACTGGATGCCCCTGCCCTGCCCACCCGAACCGCCGAAGGAGGAGAAAGCATGAGCGAGACTACCTGCCCGCACTGCGGTGTGGAAATGACAATGCATGGTGTTGCTTGTCTGGGTAATCCATCGACAAACGGAATTCTGTACTGTTGCCCCGTATGTACATACAAAACATTTATTCCGCGTCCTCCTCTAACCGCGTGTGCGAACAAAGGAAAGTCCGCCGGTCAACTTCGCGGCTCTACGAAATTGATCTATTGCAAGGACTGCGCCCATCTCTGCTATGAAGACCTCGGTATCTACTACTGCGGCCTGCACCGTATTGCCGGACAGCTCAGCCCCGAAGACTACTGCAGCCGGGGCGAGCGAAAGGAGAAACGCCATGAAAATCATTGATCCGTCTTACACCATCCTCCGCCCCTGCGCGCTGGATGCGGTAGCCCGCAAGGATGCGCTGCACGCCATCGCCGACGCGGCGCGGACCTGTTACAAGTCGACCGGCACCGACGACGCGACGCTCGTTGCGCAGCTTGTGCGCAGCGGCCACGAGGCCATGCTCGAGCATTACAGCATTTCCGTGCGCTTCACGGTCGACCGCGGAGTTAGCCATGAGATTGTCCGGCACCGCATGGCCAGCTACGCGCAGGAGAGCACGCGGTACTGCAACTACGGCAAGGACAAGTTTGGCGGCGAAATCAGCGTCATCTATCCACCGGGACTGACTGAATATGCGAGTTTCGAATGGATGAGCGCATGCCGAAAAGCGGAAACGACATACCTCGCTATGCTGGACGATGGCGTTCCGCCCGAACTCGCCCGCTCCGTCCTGCCGCACGCGCTCGCAACCGAGCTCGTTATGACGGCAAATCTGCGCGAATGGCGGCACTTCCTCGCGCTTCGCGCCGTCGGCACCACAGGCAAGCCTCATCCGCAGATCAGGAAAGTGGCGCTGCCGCTGCTGAATGAATTTGCCGATTGGCTGCCGGAAGTCTTTGGCGATCTGGGCGAAAAAACGAAAGGAGAATCAAAATGATTATCAGCAGGAAGCACCTCGAAGAACTCATCCAAAAGCGCCTGAATGAGCAGGAGCGCGAAAATCAAAAAAATCGCGAAATAGATTATACATTCCGGAATATCCGCGACGATTATGATCGTTTAAATATGCGCGTTGCGAACCTCGAACGCGAAATCTACAAACCGAAGCCGGTTTCGGAGGAAGCGAGAACTTACAATGGATAAAAAATGCACCACGCAGGCTCTTATCCAATCGCTACGGGCATGCAGCCCATTATGCGATACCGTTTCTGGGTGCAGCAAATGCGTGCTGTATGATTCCTTCGGGGCGTGTGAAGAGGCGTTGATGCTGCTCGCCGCTGACGAGCTGGAACGCCTGCTGCGCAAGGCGCAGGATGATGCGCTGCGCGCCGACGACGTTCCGCCGGGATGCGTACACGTAATCGTTCCGCGGCCGAAACACAAGGAGGATTGCAATGGATAATCCGGCAAATGGCCGCGAAATGGCCGCAATCGACTGGCTCGGCGTGCTCTGCGCAATGATGGCGGATCACGAACAGGGCATCAAATCCCGCCTGAATGGCGTTAAGAATGGCTGGCGCGATTATCGTCTCGCACTGACGCTCATCTCCAAGTTGCTCGGCAAGGCCGTCGCTGGCCTGCCTGCGCACCAGCAGCGGCACGTGATAAACGTGTTTCGCACGCACGAAATCCACCTCAGGCTTGCTTCTACGGCTAAAATTCCGGGTGATTGCCTGATGGTTGAGCGCGATGCGTTCCGCGAAATCATCAATACCGCAATGGCCGCCGAGTGCGCAATTTGCTTAAAGTCAGAGGCTGAAATCCGGGGCTGCAAACTGCGAAAGGCGCTCGAGACGTGCATCATGCTTGAGGAGTATCCAAAGGTTGGCTGCGGATACACCGACGTTGTAACCAATAACGAGTTAGGCAAGTACATCTGATACGACGGCTGCGCTATCGGCACGACGGGCGGAAAGGCGTGGTTTGTGAGCGAAATTCAGGTCTGGCATGCGCCGGAGCAAAAGGTTCTTATTCCAAAGCCTGAAAACCCTGCTAAGAAACTGCTTTCAAGGTATCGCAGCATGATTCGTGAACGCGACGCACTGCAAGATGAAATCAATGCCAGTTTCGGAAAGGCTACATCCTGCACAACGCATCTTTCGCCTATCAAAACAGGCGGTTCCGCCGCGTATGATCGCATGGGAGAAAACACTATTGACATGATCGACGCACAAGAACGGCTTGAACAATCCAGACAGCAGCTCAATCTTCTTGTCCAGCGTATCATGAAGTATTGGGATGCTATGGAGGATGAACGACAAAAAGAATTGATTCTCTATAAATACATCCGGGGTATGAAGTGGGAAGACATTCAAGAAAAAATGGGCTATGAGCGAACACAAATTTACGTTCTGCACGGGCGCGCACTGCTTACTATCAATCGAATGATGCAGGCAGATTGACATTTCTCAAAAGGCGGAATACAATGCAGTTATGCTGTGTTGTGTTCCGTTCTTTTTTGTTATCATTCGTTGAGAGGTGTTTTCATGTTTTGCCGTAAATGTAAAAAAGAAATCCCGGAAGGCTCTGCCTTCTGCTGCTGGTGTGGCACGAAACAGGAAATTCAGCGTTCTGTTGTAAAACGTGGAAATGGTACAGGATATATCTTTAAGCGCGGCAAAACATGGTCGGTGCAGATTACCACCGGTTATTCTCTCGATGCTCAGACGGGCGTCTTGAGACGCACAACGCGTACCAAATCCGGATTCGCCACAAAAACCGACGCGCTAAATTATATACCAATTCTGAAAGAATCACTTGAAAACAAGCGCATTCCAAACCTCGCCGATTATTGGGAAAGCTATTCTTCTCACGAAATGGAAAAGCTGTCGGATAATAAACGTCTGTCCTATAAAATCGCGTGGAACAAGTTGAAAGAGCTGCATTATCGCCGCATCGATACCATCACCGTAGGCGAGCTTCGGGAGATCGTTTCGGCCAAAGCGCCGACGTACTACCCCGCACGTGATATGAAGATCGTGCTGTCGCACCTGTTCAAGCTCGCCGGGGCGGATCGTGTCGCCGATAAGGATTTACCGTCGTTTATTGATTTGCCTGTAAATGCCGAAAAAGAAAAAGAAACCTTTACGGAAGAAGAGCAGGCTTTGCTTTGGAAATCATGGGACGGCGGCGATAAAAATGCCGCGATTCCGCTGATTCTGATTTATACCGGCATGATGCCTGGAGAACTGAACGATATGGATGTCTCCATGATCGATCTTCCCAATCGAAAAATCACAAACGCCGGCAAGAAAACCGAAATCCGCAAAAAGCTTTCGATTCTTCTGCCCGACGACATTTGCCCCGTCATCGAAGAAATTTCGGAAAACGTGACCGGCAAACTCTATCCTATGCACAAAACCAGCTTTTACAAAGCGTATTATGCTGCGCTTGAGCGCGCCGGAATCACGCGTCACCTGTCGCCCTATTGCTGTCGTCACACAACGGCAACGCGTCATGCCATCGATGAAAATACGCCGCCGGAAATTCTTGCCCGCATTATGCGCTGGTCTTCCTCGCGCATGGCAGACAGGTATGTTCATCCTTCCGACGCGAACGCTCTCGCCGCCGTAAACGAGTTGAAAAAGCCCCGTTAAAGTGTTGGAAACCGTGTTAGAAACAGACAGCAAAAAGCGCTTATTCCAGAGATTACCCACTCATTCCAGTTCCAAATGAAAGCAAAACAAAAAGCCCGAAAACGCTTATTTTGCAAGCATTTCCGGGCTTTCACGGAGAAGATGGGATTTGAACCCATGCCGCACTCATCGCACGCTACTCCCTTAGCAGGGCTATTAAAATCGTTTATTTTCAACGTTTTTCTGCCATGTGTTAGAAACGCGCATGAAACACATTTTTTCATTTATCCATCTAAATTAGCGTGTAACATGAGCAAAACCGCTCATCCCTTGTACATCTCCAGCAGCCGCTTCACGTCCGCCGTTTCATCCATCATTTTCTCGTGTTCCCAGTCCCAGATTGCCTGCATCGAAGCAGGAACTTCATGACCGTCGCGCTTCTTTTCCTCGATCATGTCCACGGCCTGCTTGTGCAGCATATCCATATGCGCCAGATCGTCGGTCGAAATGCGATAGTAGACGCTTGCCAGCGCAGGATACTGTTCCTTGTGCTTCACAGCTTCCTTCGCGTACTTCTCCGCGCATTCCAGCTCTTCATGGATGTCCATAACGACTTCTTTCAGCTCTTTCATTTTATCCTCCAATCATCTGCCGCAGCTCGCGCAGATCGTTTTCGTCAAAAGCGAAGGTGCCCAATAAGGGAATATCCACGCTCACTTTGCCCTGCGCCTGCATCTGCGCAAGCGCAGCACTGTAGAGCGCGTCAATATCGATTTCGCCGTTCTCCTGCACAACGCCCAGTGCGCGCACAGTGGGATTTTGTGCTGCGTGCGCAATCAGCGTGTCCATCTTGTTCACGCACAGTCCATATACAGTGCCGAGCAAAAATTGCCGCTTCCCGTCCAATCGCGGCATAAGCCGCGTCTGTATGTAATTGCCGATTCCAGCCTTGATCTGTTCCGTCGTCGCCATATTGCTCCCTTCCCGGCTTTGCGGGCGTTAGCTCTCTAACGCCCGCTTCCGTTTCCGCTTAGTTTCCCTTGCAGCATCCGCCGCAGTTGGGAATGGGGTTGTAGGTGTTCTGCGCCGTGGTGGTGGTTCCGGTCGTGATATCGGCAACCATTTTGGGATAAAAGGTCGCATTCGTATACGTCACAATGGAATTGTCCGCGCAGCAGCGGCGTTCCGCTTCGAGCTTGATATCGCTCTTGAGTTCTGACTTGATAGCGGCCAGATCGGCCTGCGCCAGCGCGAAGGAATCCTGCGTCCGCTGGTTCAGCACCTTCTGCGCGGCGTTATCCGCTTCGATGGCGCGCAGCCGCCCGTCAGTGTACTGGTACAGTTCCAGCATCTTCTTGTCGGTGTACGTGTTCGCATCGCGCAGCTTCACTTCGGTTTCCAGTTCGGCAATGCGCGCCGCCTGCGAAGCCTCGTAGCGGTTTACGAGATGGTTTTCCGAGCATTCCGCAGCAGCAGCGCGTGCGCCGCCGTTCATAGCGCCCAGCAGGCCGCCGCCTGCAACAGCAAGGCCGCCCAGCGCAGTGCCGATAATGCCCAGCGCCGTGGTTCCCTGTTTCGCAACATAATCCATATTTTCCACACCTTTCCTGTATTTTGTGTAGTGCGCCCTACAAGCGCAGTATCGCAAAAATCAGGAAAAGGCAGAATTACACGAAAACCCCAATATAACCACAAAAAATAAGGCCGGGGCATTACGCCCCGGCCTTGTCGATCATCCTTTTTGTTCCAGCTTCCAACCGCCTCTGCACTGTCTGTACAGATAGCTCTTCCTGCTCCGCAATGGCTTCCTGCGTCGCCCCGTCGAAGTGGTATGCCGCCAGCATTCGCCGGTCGGCAGCGCAGAAAATCCATTGCTGCATCACGTTCTCCCAATAAGCACGCGGCTTGTCCTCGCGGGCAAGTCGCCCCCTCGTGGTCATTGCAGCTTTTGGCCGCATAAACCTCCTTTCTCTGTTATTTGCCGGTCTTGTTCTCCGGTCTGCCGTTATACATCATCATTTCCCTCCATGTTTCTGCATGTACTGCTTTTTCGCAGCGTCATGAGCCTTGCTGTGCGCTTTTTTCAGCAGCTCCAGCCGCTCTTCGTCTTTCATGTTATCCCAGTTCATGGAATTTCTGTCGATATACCCCTGATACGTGTCGCGGTATGCGATTTCCCATTCCGGCCAGTCATCGTCGCTGATAACATACTCTACGCCTTTTTCGGAGAAACTCGTGTTCGGGTGCGGAATCGCCGCGTCCTTACCGGTCGCTTCCCATACAGCATGCGATTTCACCATATAGTCTGCGCCGTTATCGTAATCGTCTGCGAACGTGCTGCTCAGCTTTTCAAAGGCCGTGTAAGGCGTTACTTCGTGAATGTCGCCAATCATGCCCTCAAACAGATTTTTTCCGGTCACGTATTTTCCGTAGAACTCCATCAGCTGATCATTCACGTACATCTGTTTGTCAACAATCTGATCCCGCAGCGAAAGAAGCTGCCGGTTGCGTTCCGCATCCGTCATGTCGGTGTTGTTCTTTGCTTCGTTCACTTGCCCCCACAGGTCGGAGATTTCTTTGTTCGTGTCGTAAATCAGTCCGCCCTTGCTGGTCATTTTGGTTACTTCCGCATAAGCCTGCTTGCGCTCTTCTTCTGTCAGACTGCCAAGCAGCAGGCCGCCGTCCGTGTTGGTTTTCTTGATGTTGTTCGTCAATTCCGTCATGAACGCGCGGCTTGCAGAATAGGCGCTCGATACGTCGTTCGTATACGCGCTGTCAATCGTGAACCGCTTGTGGAAGGACGTAAGCAGCGATTTTGCAATGTCAATCGGCTTGAAGTCGTCCGTTAACAGATCGGAAGTCGTGTTGACAAGCAACTGTCCGCCATATCCGCCGTACTGGTTAAAGATGTATTCCAGCTGCTTCGGCGATGCTTTCGTAATCTTGCCCAACCACTTGAACGCTTCCGGCGTTGTGTCGTCGTATTGCAGCGGGTCCGAAAGTTCGCTCAACCGGTCGCTTACAATCTGACCACCATAGTAGTTCTGGTTCGTAAAGATACCCCAAAACGGACCGAGCACTGTGCCGGACATAATACCGTTCAGCCTGCTTTCAAGGTCTCCGTCCTCAAGCAGCAGGTCGGAAGCCCCCAGCGTCACGTTGCTCACAATCGCGCTCGCGCCCGCCAGCAGCTCCGTCGTAATGTCGTCCGTGCCGTCGTATTGCTCGATTGCAGAAGATACGAACATGTGCATCGCCTGGTCGAACGGGTCTTGCGAAATCGGAATACGAATAAATCGCCGGTCGCTGTTCTTGTTGAACCAATTCGGCAGAATCAGGTGCCCCATCTTGATTTCATCGGAAATCAGCGCAAAGCGCTTTTTGTCCTCGTCGTCGCCAAGCGCATTGCGCAGTACAGCGGCAATCGCGCTCGCCATTGCCGTGTTTACAAGCCGCTTGCCCATTCGGGTCGCCAGCCGTCCGCGTTCACGTCCCGTGAATTCGCGTCCTGCGCGGTATACGCCCTGCAGGTTCGGGTTCAGGAAGGGAACAAGGCTGCGTGCAGCCACAACGGCCTTTCCTGCGCCGCCGCCGGCAAAGTCGGTCGTAACCTCCTGCGCCGCCTGAAACGCCTCCATTCTGCCTTCCGCCGTGCTCAGGTCGTGCTTGCCAAAGCGATATTCAGCATAGCGGGAAGCGTTTTCAATCACCTCGTTCAGCCGGTCAAGCGTCAGGATTTCAATCGCTTTTTCGCCGATATGGCCGATCTTGCTCTTCGTGTCGCGTTTCCAGTAGTCTTTGAAGAGCTTCGCTCTGTATTCATCCGTCGAAGCACGCGTCCCGGTCGATACGGCGTTCCAGCCGCCGCCGCCCTGCGCAAGATATTCCTTGTATTTGTCCGTTCCTTTCCATACTTCGCGGAAGGCTTTTACCCATTTTGCTATGCCGTCGCCGTATGTCGCCGCCCAGCTGCCGTAGTTGACGCTGCTCTGAATATCCTTTATCGGGTTCGAGGCCGCAAAGGTGGGGGCATAGGTGGTTGCCATTTTGCTCATAAATCCGGTCAGGCGCGCCAGAGGACGAAGCGCGTTTTTTATCTGTGCACTTGTGGCCTTCCCGTCTCCGGTCAGGGCGTTATAGAGCAGCTTTCCTTCCCGCGTGAACTGGTAATAGGCCTTCGTTCCGTCTTCCAGCTGCACGGCAAGCACGTTGCCTTCTTTGCTCGTTCCCGTGTCGCGCCATGCGACGGCTTCTGGTCCGATTGCGTTCAGTACGTCGGCCAGCACGTCGCCGTCCGTATTGTTGTCTTCAAGAATCTGGCGCACCTGTTCCTGCACGTTTTCCGTGTTCACGCTCTCGCGCGCCATGTCGGATGTGATTTCGCGCGCAAACTGGCCGAGCCCTTCCGTGCTCTGATACGCTTTGTGCCATTCCAGCGCTGCGTTATTCTTGTAAACCGTATCGACGATCCGGTTCACGTAGTTTGCAATGCTGTCCAGCGGGTTAATCACCTGCAGGTCGCTGCCCTTCGCGCTTTTGAGCGTAAAGGTTCCTCTGCCGTTTTTGTATCCCGCTTCGTTGCCCAGGTAACGCACCGTCGGAAGGTAGTTAGGATACATCGCGTTCATCGCGTCCATGTCCGCCTGCGGTATTTTGCCGGTATCCACAAGCCATGCCTGCGTGAATTTCCGCCACAGGTCATGGAAGTTGTTCCATGCTTCCGCATATTCCGGATGCACCGCATCCAGTCTGGCAATCTCCTGCTGCATCTGCGCGGTCGTAATGTCGTTGGCGAATACCTGCTTGTTCTGTACGTCGCGGTCCAGCGCGTGCTTCATCAATCCGTAGGAGATGAAATCATCCGCGTTCTTCGCATCGATCTTTTCAAATGCCTTGTTGAACGCATCACCAATAATGCTTCCGTCCGCGTCCGTCAGCGCGTTCGTGAAAAGGTTGCTCGCCACACGTTCGGTGAAGTTGCGCCGTTTCGCCGTTTTGCGCAGGTTGCCGTATTTTCCGGTGGCCTTGTAGACGGCCTTGTCAACGTCCTCCATCGGGCGCGTCCAGTCAAATACGTTCGTCACATATTCCGCTTCCCGCTCCGCAAGGCTGCCTTTTTTCACCGTGTCCGCCTGATCGATAATTCCGGCTTTCACACGGTCAAGCGTCGTTGCCGTCACATACGCCTGAATCCTATCGCGCGCGTTATGCACGGCCTTCTCAATTCCGGCGTTCCGCAGCGCTGCTTCAAACTGCTGCACATAGTCGCGCCCGGCAAACGCTTCCGCTCGCGCGCTGTCCTGCATGTACAGGCTTGTAAATTCTGCGAACGCTTCACCCGGAAGCGCTTCTGACGAATAGCTTTTCGCGAAGGAAGGATCAAGGTTCTGAATCATTTCCTGCGTGCCGGTCAGCCCGGTCTTGTCGGCAATTGCATGCCCCGCTTCGTGCATCGTTACACCGTAGCTGGACGCGTCGCCTTCGCGCACGGCCATGTATTTTGCGCGCTGCTCATAGTAGCCGAGCACTTCTTTCGGAACGCTGCCGCGCTTCGAAATGTCCATTTTCCGGGTGCCCAAAGCCGCGCCAACCCCAAGATCGCTCGCCAGTGTGCGCGCAGTTTCAATCGGGCTGATAACGGGGCCTTTGTTCTGCGTCTGCTGCACGTTCTGCGCTTCCTGCGTCCCGTAGGAATACTGCGCCGTAGAATCGGCGTTTTCTGCATAAACAGATTCGGTGTTTTGTACTGTCGAATTCATGTCAGGCACGGAAACCGTTTCGCTATTCTGCGCCGAAGTTTCCTGCGTGTTTATGACGCCCGTATTTCCGTCCTGCGTGCCCGTCAGGGCGCTTTCTGCGTTCACAGGCGTATTTCCCTGCGTCGCTTCTTCCGCCGCCTGCTGGGCGATTTCAGCCGCTCTGGCGGCACGCTGATCCATTACGCGCTGCACGGCTTCCTGACGCGCATGCTTCATCGCCGCTTCCCGCATGTTTTTCAGCGTTGTTTCCGCGACCTTCTGCTGCGTCTCAAATTTCGCAACCGATTGTTTGTATTCCTCGATCACCTTCACTTTCCCAGTCATGTCGTTAATCGCCTGTTGCATCATACCGTGCAGCTGCGCGTCGGCGGGGTTCTGCAGGAACTTCGCGTTAATGTCCTGCATGTTCTGCCACGCCGCGTCCTTTTCGGCCACTGCGCGGGCAAGGTTTTCCGCCGCTGCACGCACGTTTTCCTTCGCCTGCTGCAAGGCCACTTCGTAGGTTTTCACGCCGTCCAGCGCACCGTCGGAGATCACCTCGCGCATCGCGTTCGCAATCGCGTTTTCCGTAACCCGCTGCGTAATGTCCGCGCTCATCGTTTCTGCAATCTGTCCGCTTTCGGCGATAAAGCTGTTCAGCGCTTCGGAAGTAACGTTTCCTTCCGCGAACTGACGAATTTGCGCCGTCGTGCTTTCCGAACCGGCAAGCGCGCTGTTTGCAATCGCCCGGACGGATTCCGCAAGGTTCGTTCCATGCTCCGCCGCAGAGTAGATTATCTGCTGCATTGCAAGCACAGCCTTGCTGCCGCCCACTTTGTCCACAAGCGCCTGCCCGGCCGCGCGCGCCGTTTCCATGTCCATTCCGCTGAACTGCATCACGCCCGAAATGGCGGTCGCCTTGCCTGCATTGCTGCTCTGCAGCGATTGGGTCAGCGCAGCCAGTTCCTGATATGCCGCCATGTCGAAAGTTACGGTGTTCTGCTGCGCAGCCGTGCTGATTTCCGCGTCCGCAATCGCGTTATAATAATTGGTTGCATCTTCATACGAAACGCGTTCCGTGCCGCTTTCTCCGGAAACCGTGCCTGCAATTCGGGAAGTCGTCATCGAAACCGCGCCGCTCACTGCGCCGGTAATAGCCGCATAGCCGATCTGCGCCACAAAATCATCCGTCGCCTTGCGGGTCGCTTCCTCTTCGGTCATGCCTTCGGCCATGTACTGAGCAATCGCCTGATTGCGTTCCGAAAGTTCGCCCATAATCAGGTCGTCGCCCACGCCTTCGATCAGCTCATTCAGCCCTTCGCCGACGCCTTCGGCTGCAACGTCTTTCAGTACGTCCGCCACGAACTGCTTCGCTGCCGTCGTGTTCGCACCCTTGAACGCGTCAATGATGTTGTCCATCGGCAGGAATTCCGTACCGCTTTCCGCTGCCAATGTCATGCCGCCGTAAAGCAGCGCCTGCGAATCGGTCGCGCCGCGCAGCTTTGCGTCCATCACTGCGCCGCTGGCCGCTTCCGTGCCCATAGAAAGCACGCTGGCAACCGTGCTGCCCATTCCCATTGCGCCGGAAAGCAGGCTGTCGCCGCTGCTCGTCAGCGCGTCGTAGCCGATGTTCGCAATCTTCGCGCCGATACTGTCCGCTCCGAACGTTTCGTCAATTTCGCTCTTCACCGTGCCGCGCGTGGAGGAAATGAACATGTTCGCCGCAAATGTGCTGTGATATGGATTGATTTCTTCTCCGCGCAGCCCCTGAACCACGCTGTAAATCGAACCGGCAACTTGAAGCGGGGAAGAAGTAATACTCATAAGAGTTGAAAATGCAGCGCCCGCCAATCCATCTGAAGCCGCATCAGAAGCCGTTTCCTGAAGCGCGAAAGCCTTACGTACGGCCAGAGTTTCTTCCTGAAGATAGTTATAATATTCGTTCGCCGAATCCTTACCGTCTGTCGCTGCCAGATACAAATAGGTGTTGCGTTCATTTTCAGTAAGCAAATTATACGGAATGCCTGCTTCGATGCTGCGTTCTGGATGATACAGCGCATACGCTTCAAAAGGCACTCCATCATTGCTGTTGTGCAGGAATTTGTTATACGTCCATTCTTTTCCAGCCCACGCTTCTTCCGCTTTCTGCTTGTAATCCGACACAACGGTAGAAAAGTCGCTCTTTTCCTGCGGAAGCAGATAATATTGCGCGTCCTGAATGTCCCGCTGACAGGCTTCTTTTTTGCGTTCAAGGTTCTTGATATATTTGTCGGCGCCCTTGATTCCGGCTTCTTTCACCTGCGAAAGAACGCTGTCAATCTTTGCGACTTCCTTCTCTTTGTGGATAATGGTTTCGCGGGCGGCGTAGTTTATATCGCTCTCACCATAGCCGGATTCGCGCAGGAAGTCAAAGGCGGTCGTCGCGCTCCACTGTGTCGGCACGTATTCCTTGCCGTTGTCGTAGAGATAATCCATCAGGTTCAGCAAAGAAGCGTCCGCACTGCCGGTATTGCTTAGGCGGGAAGCCAGTTCATAGCTTGCGCGGATGTTGGCAATGAGTTCATCCTCTTCAGCAAACATCGGGTCAAGGAAGCTGCCGTCCACCATTTCGCCCTGCAATTCTTTAAGGGCCGCGCGGCTGTCTTCCGCTTCTCGCATGGCAAGATAGTTCGCCGCAGCATATTCGTTCGCGCCGTTGAGCAGCGCGACATATGCGCCCGCCTTGTCCAGCGTACCAGCTGCTACAGCATCGTTTATCTGCTGCATATAGTTCTCAAACCCGGCATTCGAAGTCTTGAACACCAGCTTTTCTTCGCCCGTACCCTGCGCTCGAATCGTGCGCCCGGCGGATTTCATCGCATTGTCCCGCGCTTCGTCAATCAGTGTGTTCGCCTGAGAGGAAACGTTGTTCGCGCCGGTCGCAGCCGAAACGTTGTTTGCAACAGCCGCAGCCGTTTTCTGCGCTTTTATGTCCTCGCAGTGCTGCACCACCTGCTGCCGTATATCATTGTAGCTATAGTCCACAGGACGGGTCATGGAAATAATCTTGCCCGATTTCAGGCTTTCGTCCATGTCTCCCAATTTCGTCAGCGCGTCCGTATATCCGCGTGCATTGTATGGGTCTTTGTCAAACAGCATGTCCATGATTTCGTCCGGGTCGTCCATGTTGCTTGCAAACACTTCCTGCATGCGGCTTTGCAGTTCGGCATATTCCGCTTCCGCTTTCAACGTGGTCTGCTCGGCGGCGTACACGCTCTGATACATTTTTACGTCTTTGTCGCTGCCGTTGAGCAGATAGCGGTTCTGTGTCAGCCAGTCCTTGTCGAACTGCGATACGCCGAAATAGGAAGTCGCGTCGTCATAGGTAGAGCCTACGCTGTAAGGGTTGTAGCGCTCGTTCGTCGGGTCAAGCCGCGATTGAATGTTGTCGTTGCGCTGATAAAGATTTCCTACGCCATCGCCATATGCCAACAGGTTCGTCAGGTCGTCGCCCGTGCCGCCGCCGTTGCGTGCCGCCCAGATCACGCCATAAAGAATATCAGGAGAATAGCCGAGCTGTCGAGTATAATAACCCGTGCCGCCCTCTGCAATTTTCTTGTTCAGCGCTTTAATCTCGCTGTATCCGTCCAGATTGACGCGCGCAATAATGTCATCGTCCGAAAGGTTCAGATCAGTGCGCCCAGCCCAATAAGCGGCTTTTGCTTTCGCATCCGCCCATTGCTGTTCAAATTTCAGCGTAGCGGCCTCGTTGCTGGCGGCATATTTCCCATAGGTGTATGTCCGGTTGAACAGATAAGGAGAATAAATCGGGCTGTTCGGGTTATTTACTTCATTCTGGAACATACCGACGTACTGCTGCCATTTTGCGGTATCGTTTCCAGAAAGCTCATGCATTCTTGAAAGCGTCGAGGAAAGAGTAGCGTTGGTCCAGTTAAACTGGCTGGACGGCATGTAATTCGCTACGGAAGAATTTGCCTGAACCACATTCTGTGCTTTAGCGCGCGCCGATCTTGTCGTTGTTCTTATATTGTTCGAAATGCGAACGGCATCCTGTCGGGAAGTCTGCATACGGTTCGCTCCGGTTCTGGTGCGCCGCACATCATTCGAAACGGCCGTATTCGGTTCACGAACAGAAGATGCGTTTCGATTCGTATCGGTATTACGAACCGTTTTTTCCGCATTCGAAAAAGCCTGTTGAATCTGGCCAATAATATTTTGAAGATTTCCGGCCATCTTTTATTCCATCCTTTTATCAGTATTCTCGAATCGTATGCGTTGTCGAACTGCTTCCGCTCACATGCCTTGAATCGGAAGTTGTATTTTTTCCAGCGTTTGTAACCTTGTCAACGCCTCTCCGAATTGCAGCGGTAATTCTGTTGAAATCCACATTCGTAAGAGCGTTCATGAGGCCGGAATCAGAAGTATTATTTGTACGACGACTGCTGCTGTATCTCTTCTTGCTGTACCCACTATACCCGCCTCCGCCATAGCTTCCGCCGCCACCGCC